GAAAATGGAAAACTATATGAAGGTCCAACACATAAAGATGCTAATGGTAGATTAATGACAGGTGCGGTACATACAAAAGATAGTGTATATCTATATCACGAAGATGAGTTAGTTGATATATTAATAATCTGTAAAGAATGTGGACATAGTTGGGAAATGGAAGATGGTGGTAAAGATGCTTATGTTTGTCATAAGTGTGGTTACAATAATTTTGGTTATGATAATAACCTACCATCTTATGTGGATGAGTTACCAAAGAAAAAGAAAACTCAGAAGTTCCAAGTTGATGATGCTAAACAAATTGTGTTAGGGCCAGCAATGATACCTAACCAACGTATATTCCGTAAAGATGATTTAGGAAATCCATACTATGTATTCTTCAGTACTGAAACAATCAAAATGATTGCTGAGAAATATATGCGAAACAAATACACAGATAACAATGATTTGATGCACGATGGTCAAGCGGTTAAAGATATCCACGTATTAGAAAGTTGGATTGTTGAAGACCCTGAACACGATAAATCAAAGAAATATGGATTTGATGTGCCTGCTGGTACTTGGATGATTAGTATGAAGGTAAACAATCCTAAAGTTTGGGAACAAATTAAGGAGAAAAAATTAAATGGATTTTCGGTTTCTGGATTTTTCGAGGAGGTTGCTGCGTTCTGTCGTGAGGAGATGTTCCTTAAACAGGTGGTAGAAATATTAAAGAATATAAAAGATTAAAAAAAACCCCTCAATTACGAGGGGTTTTTTATTTTAAATCAATTCAAACTTTTTAACTAAATCTAATTCTTTTTCAGATGCGGTTGGACAAGGTAGTTTCATCCATATTTCATCTCTCATATAGTTCATAACAACCATATCCATATCTTCACCAAATGTACTACAATATGGTTCAGCACCATAACAATCAGGTGTCCATCCAAAAGTATCATATCTACCTGTACTTTTTTCTGTTACTAATACTTTAATAACAACTTCATTTTTAGTGGCTTCAATTTTTAACAAAGCTACATCATAATTGTTTTTAAATCTTTTAATAGTCATAACTAATTTTGTTCAGATACCTGTCCCCGTTTTTGTTAAAAGATAAGATATTTTATCTTTGTTCCACAAAGATAATTACAATTTCTGAAACCACCAAAAAAAGTTATCCACATTTTTAAAAATATATTTGGGAATATATATCCTATTTTATATATATAGGTAGAAGAAATAAATAAAAAATAAACTAAAGTAAACTATGTCAAATTCTAAGAAAGCGGTTCAAGAGATTAAAAATCTAATGAAACAATTTGGATTCATATCTGATGAGATAACTTTAATGTCATTTAAATTAGAAGATAATACTATTCTTCAAGCTGAAAAGTTAGAGGTAGGTAAAAAAATCGTTATGATTAACGATACTTTTGAACAAGTGGCTTTAAAGAATGGTTCATACAGATTAGTTGAAAACTTCAATTTAGAAGTTAAAGATGGTCTAATTGTTTCTGTTAAAGAAATATTTGTTGACGCAAAATTGGTAGATGGAACTGCCGTTAAAGTTGAAGGTGATGCTATTGTTGAAGGTGCTAAAGTTGTGGTGGTAACACCTGATGCTGAAATACCTGCACCAGATGGTATTCACGAACTAGAAAGTGGTGATAAAATTGAAACAAAAGATGGTATTATTGCAAGAGTTGAAGAAGCAGTAGCCGCAGGTATGATTGATAATCCTGCAAAAATGGAAGATGTTGAAGTACCTGTTGAAGTACCAGCTGAAGTTGCACCTGTTGCACAAGAAGTGGTAGACGCAATAGTTGAAGCAATTGTTCCATTAATGCAAGAAGTAAAAGTACTTGTAGATGAAATGAAAAAAATGAAAGAAGGGATGAAACAAATAAATTCCGACTTTAACTCTTTCAAAAAACAACCTGCAGGTAAAAAGATTGCAGATGGTAAAGTTGAAAGTTTCAAAATTAATAATGATGATGTATTGGAAGCAAGACTTGCTTCTCTTAAATCATTACAAAATAAATAAAATAACTAAAAAAAACTTATAAAATGAGTAATTTAAAAAATTCTAAATTTAGCTATGACGTATCTACCATCGGTGATTATTCCGATCAAGTTGGTGGTCAGTTATTAGCAAAAGCGTTAATCGGTGGAACTACCGCTAGCGTCGTAAATGTTCGTACAGGTATCAAAGGAACTCAAGCTTTAAACTTATTGGATTCAACTCCAGTATTCCAAGCGGGAAACTGTTCTTTGTCACCAAGTGGTGAAACACAATTTACACAACATTCAATCGTAACTTGTCCAGAAACCCTGTTTGAGTCACTTTGTTATAAAACATTATTTGACACTTATCAATCTATGTTGATGAAAGCGGGTCAAACTCAAGAGACTGTACCATTTCAAGAAATGATACTAGAATTGAAAAAAAATCAAATTCAACAACGTGTTGAAAAAGCTTTATGGGGTTCAACAACTGGTTCAACATCAACTGGATTTGGTAATATCACAGGTCAATGTTTTAATGGTTTTGCAACATTAATTTCTACAGGTTCAACTTTCGCAAGTGGAGTTGCAGTTTCAAGTGGTACCACTTTTGGTACACAAGCTTACGGTACTGCTGGTAATCCTATTACAGAAGTTGATTTATTAATCAACGCTTTAGATGCTGACGCTTTATCTCGTGAAGATTTAGTAGTGTTTATGTCTTATTCAAACTTCCGTAAATATGTTCAAGCTTTAACTAAGGCTAACTTCTTTACCAACTACATTGGTTCTGCTGACATTACATCAAATATGTCTGCGGTTCATCCAAATACAAACATTAAAGTACTTCCAACATTAGGTTTAAACGCTTCTAATCAAGTAACTATTGGACCTGCTGAGTATATGATTTATGGTGTGGATTTGTTATCAGATGAAACATTAAGGGCTTGGTACTCAATCGATTTTGATGAAATTAGAATTCGTTCTAATTACAACTACGGTGCAACTATCGCTACCTTTGGAAGTACAAAGTATTTCGCTTACAATGGTTTAGGTTTATAATCTAATATTATTAAAAAAACTTAAGGGGTGAAAGTCCCCTTTATTAAAATAAAAAATAAAAATTAAAAATATAAATTATGTCTTGTTATATATCTTCAGGTGCAGCGTTAGGATGTTCTGATGGAATTGGTGGTATTAAAAAAATCTATATTGTGGGTGGTGCAAACGGTGCTGTCACTGGTTACACATACGATGCAGATGGTGCTATCACTGGTGCCACATCACAATCAGGTACTACACTTTACGGATTTGAGTTAAAAAGAAACACATCTTCTTTAGCACAAAACGTACAAAAGAATTTTGAAAATGGAACTATCTTTTTTGAACAAGTTCTTACAGCGGTTTTATTCCGTTATGATCAAACTAAACGAAATCAGATAAAAATCCTTTCTCAAAATGATCAAATCCAAATCGTTGCTATTGACCAAAATAATACTTATTATTATTTAGGTCAAGTTAATGGTATGTATTTGAGTGGTGGTGATGCTTCAACTGGAACAGCTTATGGTGACCGTAATGGTTTCACTTTGACGTTCACAGGTCAAGAAAACACACCAGCAAATACAATATTAAGTACTTCATTTGATGAACAAACAGCAACTCCTGCTCAAGTATTAGGTGCTGTGTTCACAGGTGCACAAATTGATGGATAATTAAATGGTAATCCTTTTATGGGATTAATATCTATATCTCTATTCTAATTAAGAAAGGGGGCGTTAAGCCCTCTTTTTTTTATGCCATACCAATTCAATTTCAAAATTCTTATATTTAATAGTAGAGAAAAGATACAATATGTTATATCTACAAAAGGGTCAAGAGAATACATTAGTTTTAAATATCAATAATAACAGTAGGGATGTCTTTACTGGTTACACATTAACCTTTACACATATAATGAGTAAGGAGGTAAAAAGTTATAATATTGATACATCTGATAACGCTGAGTTTGGTGAGAACATTCGTTATTGTGAAATCGTTTTAGATTTTGCAACGAGTGATTTAAACTATCTTGGTCAATATCAACTGAATATATTCGGAACACCAAATAATGTTTTAGTTTTTACTGGTATGGTTGTATTAGAGGGGACCCAAGAAAGTCAACCATTTACACAATACATATCAGATAACGAAGTAAACGAGAACTATATCTACATAGAAAGTTAATTATGAGTGAATTAAAAAAATTTGAATTGAAGAATGTTCAATTCCATAGGGCTACATTACCAGTATTTGCTGAGGTATTACAAAGATATCCTTGGGTATTTTATGGTGAGAATAATTTACTACCACAATATTTCATAGACTTATATGATAACTGTGCAATCCACAAGGCGGTCATTACCTCAAAGGTAAACCAAATAATGGGTGATGGTATTGTATCAAAAAATAACCCAATGGCAGCAATTAATCTGGTTAATAAATCAGAGAATGTTTCTGAGGTAATGAAGAAATGTGCGTTGGATATGATGTTATTTGGTGGGTTTGCTTTAAATGTTATTTGGGCGAATGACAGAAAATCTATTGCTGAGATTTATCATTTAGATTTTAGTAGAATTAGAAGTGGTAAATTAAACGAAGATGATGAGATTGAATGTTATTATTACTCACCTGATTGGAGAAATGTAAAAAAATTCCCACCAACAGAAATTAAGAATTTTTCAAAAGATGAGGCTGACCCATCTCAAATATTTTATTATAAGTCTTATATGCCGTCAATGTCATATTATCCTGTACCTGATTGGTCCGCTGGTCAACGTGCAATCGAGATAGATATTGAAGCTAAGAACTTCCATATGAACCTACTTCGTAAGGGGATGTCACCAAGTCTATGGATTAATTACAACAACGGAATTCCTGGCGAAGAAGAACAAAGAATATTGGTTCGTGCTTTGGAAGAACAATATGGTGGAACTGATAACGCTGGTCAAGCAATCATTTCATTCAATGAAAGTAAAGAACAATCTCCTGAGATAGTTCAGATACCTCGTAACGATAATGACAATTATTATCAATCATTAAACGATGACATTAGTCGTTCAATATTATCATCACATAGAGTTTCAAGTGCTGAGTTATTTGGTATTGCAACACCAGGTAAATTGGGTGGTTCAGATGAGATTACACAACATTCTGAATACTTCCGTAAGATGGTTATTCAACCATATCAAAATGATATTCTTCCTGTGTTTGATAAATTAATGTCATTGAAATTTGAGAGACCAACAAACTTTGAAATTAAACCATTAACAATCTTTGCTAACGAAGGTTCTGCTGCAACAAGTAATAACGATAAAGCACAACAAGTATTGGATGGTATTAATTCATTGTCACCATTGGTTGCTAATAAGGTATTGGAGTCAATGACACCAAATGAAATACGTGCCTTGATAAGTTTGGACCCAAATCCTGAAGGAAATATTATTCCAACTGTAACTAATATTAATGAAACAGATGTGGTTACAGGTATCGATGCTGAAGCAATATCGGTTAATGAACATATCAAAGGATTAAAAGGTAGAGAATATCAGTCAATGATTAGGATTATTCGTGAGTACAATAAAGAAAAAATAACAAGACAACAAGCGATGCAAATGTTAATGTCAGGATATGGATTAACAGAAGAAGAATGTGTTGCGTGGTTAGGTGAAGAAGAATTAAATTATAATTAAAAATGGGTGTATTATTAATATCAGAAATTAAATTAAAGAATTTCACCAACATCAACAAAAATGTTGATATGGACGTATTAAAAGCTGAGGTTCAAGTCGCACAAGATATTGATCTTCAAACTATTTTGGGAACCAAATTCTATAATCAATTATTATCTCAAGTTCAATCAACAGGTAATACATTCAATCAAAATGAATTGACATTGGTTAATGATTACATTCAACCATATCTAATTCAAACCGCTTACTTCAACGCTATACCTCATATTATGTATCGTACGATGAATAATGGTATAACAGAAGGGACGATGGAAAATTCTACGAGTATTTCTATAGAAACTATGAAGTATCTGAGGTCGTTACAAAAACAACGTGCTGATTTCTATGCACAAAGATTGATTGATTATCTATTGATTGGTAAGGGACAAAACTTATTCCCTGATTACAACAACGCTTCTACATTGGATGGTATGATACCTGACAGAGTTCAGAAATATAATAACGGAATATTCTTGAGACACACAACTCGTAAGGGATGGGGTGCTTCAACATTAACAAATTTAAATAATGGCGGTACGAGTGCTTACTCTGAAAGGGGTGAGAACTTTTGGAACTGCCCCGATTGTCTATGATAGAACAAATAATATTAACAATAGTAACTAGTGGTATTGGTTACTTTATTGGATACAAAAAATCAAAGAATGAGATTGAAGGTGGTCGTCTTGAGAACCTTGAAAAATCTATTAAAATATATCAGGTCATCATTGATGACTTGGGTAAAAAGGTTGAGGAATTGACTGCACATATTGTACGCTTAGAAGCTACGATTGAAAGTCTTAAAAAAGAAAATAGAGAATTAAAAGGTACTATATGACAATAGATGATTTAAGAAGAATTAGAAAGGAATTATTTGCTGAGGTAGGACCGAGAGGTGGTATCAAAGAAAGTGATAAAGCACCAAAGTCAGATACACCAAATAAAGACCCAAAGGGTGAAGGTAGTGCAGGTGGTGATGCGTCAGGTAAGAGAGGTGCAAATGTAACCGCAGAACAAGAAAGAACTTTACAGAAAAAGGTTAATGAGTTTAACGAAAAAGCAAGTAACACCAAGAATGGTAAAGCTACATTGGGTGCACTTAAATCTGTATTTCAGCGAGGATTGGGTGCCTTTAATACATCACACAGCCCAAAAGTACAATCATCAGAACAATGGGCTTATGCAAGGGTTAACGCCTTTCTATACCTTATCAAGAATGGTCGTCCTGAAAATCCTAAGTATGACACAGATTATGACCTATTACCAAAGGACCATCCTAAATCTAAATAATATATGAGAATAGAAGAATTAAGAAAAATCAGGGTTGAACTAACCAAAGTAAAACCAAATGAATTGGAGACTGATGATAACCCTTGTTGGGAAGGTTATGAACAAGTAGGAACTAAAGAACTAGATGGTAAGACCGTTCCTAATTGTGTTCCAATTAAGGAAGAACAATCCAAAGAAAAGTTTGTAATCCCATCACCTGATGCAGGTGAGGATGAACAGACTTACATAAGTAGGTGTATTTCTTCCATAGTTGACGAATACGGACCTGAACAGGCATCAGGTATATGTTATTCCCAATGGGAGAATAAGTAGTCTTAAATCGTCTTAAAATTAATAAGGTTCCACAAGGAACCTTTTTTTATGTGGACAAACTCGGAAGTAAAACGTGGACAAAGTAGGAAGTGAAAGAAAGGGGCAGTCAAGAATTCAACTAAAATGATGGCACTCACATATAATAAAAATAATGGATAGACTGCCCCCATTAATAAATATACGATAATCTATAAAAAAAGAAAGGGGAACCAACACAGTTCCCCATTTCAATATAAACAAAACAAAATAAATTAATCTATTAATATACCATCAATCTCAATCTTATCCATTTTCTTTTGGATTTGATTATCCAACCAATTGTCCAATTTGTCAATTCTTATATCTAAATCCTTGTCACGTGGTCGTAGACATACCTCAACGAATACATCAGTAATACGTTGAAGTTCCTTAAATGTTGGAGTATAACCTCTTTTAACACAGAAATCAAAAGCCATTTTCTGTTGAGATTGTCTCATAATGTTGATATCCTTACTGTAAAATTCCATAATATGTTGTTGTTTTTGTTATACTCAAATATACGATATTATAATTATAAAAAAAAATAAATGGCAACTTTTTTTATTTTTAAAATCCTTTTGGAAATCTGAATATATTTATTTATATTATAACAAACCGATAATCTCGTAGTGCGGTATATCACTACAAAATCCACCTGATGGGTCCTAATAAGAAATAGTAAGTCTTATCCAATAGCCTGACGAAGCAGC